TATAGTTGCGCAGATGGTTAGAGAAATTTAAGCAGATGGAATAAGAAAAATCCAGCTCGATTTTAAACGCGAATCTCAGGCCGCAAAAAACCTGTCCGAGTCGGTGGGTCCGTCTCGACAGGTTTGTTTTTAGCTTCTCAACGGCTCAATTCGAGCCTGTTATTTCCTCCTCATTAACACTCACGCCAGATGCCACGCTCTAAATATCCGTGCCACCCGGCAATGTGATTTGTAACCAAGATCGATGGTGTTACCGTTATGGTCCTGTCTTCATGCTCAACCACATAATGACGGGAAAGGTTGGCATAGCCGGACTTAAATCCAGGCGGCTTGCCGTACCACTGGCCCTGGGAATCCCGGCCATAGTCCCCATCATTTAACGGCAGATGGCCGTTCTCGTCTGCATCAATTCGGTTGCCTTTCACGGCTCTTACCTCTTGATATAAAAGCCAGACATCCCAGGTTCCTGGAACGGCACCGATGTTTTCTTGACACGCTGGTTGCCGAAGCTGTCACCTTCAGGATTATGAGGATCTACGATCACCACGTTAACGGATGTCTCCCAGACGTGGATCACGAGCGCATTGTGCTCAGTCCCGTGCTTATCTACAAAAATACAGGCGTCTCCTATCTGCATGATTACCTCCACGGATCTCCGGTTGTGATTTCTTTAAACCTGGCCATAAACATGAACTTGGCGCGGTCTGAATCCCAAAATTGCACCCTGATACCCAGGGGCGTATCTGACACCCGCCACCAAGGACGAACGCAGGGCCTCATGGCCTGCTCTTTCTCATCAGCGGTAATATCGAAGTCGACCTTCTCAACCTCTGCCGGTATTGGATGCTGTATACCGAAACGAATTGCGATGGCCCGGTGAAGTCGGTCCTCAATCGGTTTGATGATGGGCTTAATCCGAGGATCACGTTTCACCGGGGCAATGATGTCTCCCAGGCCCAAGCCCTCCGGTGCGTCATGCAATAGGCCGTCCAACTCCATGCCAGCGGGGACGTGATAGCTCACGTGGAAACAGTGCTCAGCGACAGAATAGAAACGCTTGCAGGCTCCATTATACCGTCCTATTTGAGACAGGTGGTTAGCCAGATCTTCAATGTCGATCTCTTCCGGCCTGGGGTCCAGAGGATAAAAGCAATTGCCTGAAAAGGTCTGCATCCAATCGCCTGTTCTGGGTTCTTCTTGTCGGTCCACAATCCGGGGGCTGTGCCAGCTTGGATGCAGATTTATACTTTCGACCATTACATCTACACCTTCCTCGTTATCGCTCCAGCCGAAGGGCTTTTCAGGGCCACCAGGTTCCGTGCAGCAGCGAACCTCGTACCGTTGTCCTCGATCACCAGTTTTGAATCGGTTGCACGTGTGCATCTAAAAGTTCCTTATCAACAGCTCTTTGGCCTTGGTCGGTTTGTCCTTGGCCACGGTATATGTGAGCTTCACAGGCTGTATTTTGAATCCTTTAAACGCCTTTCGCATCTCCGGCAGGTCGTTGATGCTCAGGATGAACCTGCCGCTGATCCGCGCCAGGGCCTGGGCCATTATGTGATAATCCTCCAGCTCCAGGTTGTGCTGGTAACAGGGCGCTTTATAGTACGGTGGATCAAGGTAAAAGAACGTCTGCTTACGGTCATATCGTTTAACCAGGTCATACCAGGGCAGGTTCTCGATTTGCACATCAGCCAGCCTGAGCCATACCTCAGATAGCTCCTCTTCCATCCGTACCAGGTTGATGGCCGGTCGCCTGTCTGGTCCGGGTGCGCCGTATGTGCGGCCCCTGACGCGGCCTCCGAAGCACTGGCGCTGCAGGTAATAGTACCGGGCCGCTTTTTGTATATCGGTCAGGCCACCGGCCTTCTGCTGACGATTCCAGTCGTTGAACCACTCCCGGCTGGCCAGCATCCACTTGAACTGCCTGAGAAACTCCTCCAGGTGATTCTGGAGCACCCGGTAGAAAGCGACCAGGTCGCCGTCCAGGTCGTTGAGCGTTTCAAACTTCGACTTCTCTTTGCGAAAGAACACCCAGGCCGCCCCTGCGAATACTTCGCAGTAGGTCTTATGCTCAGGGATCATTTTAATGATCGTTTCGGCCAGCTTGCTTTTGCCACCGATGTACTTCAAAGGGCTCTTCATCTCACGTCTCCTTGTGGTCAGCGGCGGCGATGTGATATGTTCCGTTCGTTTGATGTACGGGGCCGCCTGATATCAGGTGTTTGGTTGACCAGCAAGCAGCCATTCGCCCCTGGGGAGCTGCTACTCACCAGGGGCGGCCCTTTGCATTTTGATCACTTGGCCAGTAGCCGGATCAGTTTCTCCTTTTCCTCCGGCAGCCTTGCACAGGCCGCCTTGTCACCGTAAAAACAATCCGCTGTCAGGTTGCTGACCACCACCTGCTGGCTGGCAGGATCTAAAGCCGGTGCAGGCTTTTTGGCAGCGCAGCCCACCAACAGCAGAGCCAGGACCACCAATATTTTAAGAATACATATCCGCGTAAATCCCATGTAAATACACCTCCCGTTCACTTGCCGATGCAGACATCAGCGGGTGATAGTTCGGCTTTTCAGAAAGCCTGGGCAGCCGGTCTATTTTATTGTCACCGGTGGTCTCGACGATCCACGGATCATCCGGGCTGTCCGGGTCCATCAAAAAAACCCAGGCATGGTTCGTGCTGATCAGGGTTTTGTAGCCACCCAGGACCAGACGCACGTGCGGATTACCGACTGAATGCAAGATGGACGCGGCGGTAATGGACAGGCCGTCGCAATCGTCATGCTTGCTCAGCAGTATCCGTTCAACATCTGCCAGATCGCCGGGCCAGTGATCAGTAACTCCGAATTGGTCCCGGTCCTTTTGATAGGTGGTGAACTCGGCCAGGAAGTTCCGGATGTCCAGCGGATCGGCCAGAAGGATGTTCCATTTGTCCAAGTCCAGCGGATAGACGTACTGGTACAAAAGGCGCTCATGCGGCCCGACCAGGTAAACCCTTGGCCGAGCCTGGATCATTTCGGAAGTGACAATTGCAGATTTCATAACTTTTGCTGCCGCCTATGTAAGTGTGTAATAACGGTCAATCTTTCGAATCGTCGCCACGAATGGCATCTCATCGGCGTATCGCTTCATTTGATCAACCAGCACGTCTGAGCCGGTAAATATGACGTGACGATCACCACGGTCATCGACAAACTGCAATGTCAGACACTTGCCGGATTTATTCTTGTTATATTTGCTCGTGGTTATCCGGCAGCCGACAATTTCGATTTCCTTGTTCAGCACGCTATCTATCGGCACCTTATCGCCATCCAACGCTTTTGGCTCTTCGGCGAAGTCAGAAAAACGCTTCTTTTTATGCTCCTGCAGGTTGAGAACTTTTCCGCCCATAGTAATATCACCCGGCCTTCAATGCTTCATCCACGATGGTTTTGGCTTTTTGCCTAAATGTCTGATAGGCGTCGTACTCTGCCGCGCCATCATCATCCAGACCCTTATTGTTGATCATGGCCAGCTCCGCGCTCTTGGAATATTTACTGCTAATGATCGCATCTATTAGGGACTCTCGATCAGATGATGAGGCTTCAATATATTCGAACCGCCAAAAGGTTTCTTCTTCGCCATCACCATTTTCCCTGACAATGCTCTCAAAGTTGTATCTGAGGATTACGCGGCCTCGGGATTGACCTATCGCCGGTAAACGGGTCTTGCTTTCGGCTATCATAATACGCACCTCCGTAGCGGGTTCTTGGTTTCGTTAACTGCCACAATATCAGCGACAATCTGTTTTACCTCATCGTCAATGACGGCCTTTTTCAGGTTCAAGCAGTTGGCATGGCGCAGCCACCCTTCGTAGCTCATTATGGTACTGAGCACTGTGATCGGCCGCATGTTTTGCCAGCCCTGTTTTATCCGCGCCACCTTCCTTTTAAATTGCTTTGCCGTGGATTTCCTCAAGAGCGTATAGCCATGAAAGAAGCGGTACCCGAGATAGTCGACCCCACGGCTGTCAACAGGAAATACCTGCCAGTTGCCTTTTAGCGCCAGGCGTAAACGCTCAGACCAGAAGTGCCTGGTTTTCTCTTTCAAGGCATGGAGCCACTTTTTTGTTGCTCCCAGGATCACTATGTCATCGCAATACCGAAAGTAGTATCGACACCGGTTGTCCTCTTTCATCCAGTGGTCATAGCCGCTCAGATACAGGTTGCCGAAGTGCTGGCTCAAATAGTTGCCGATGGGCACACCCTTTTCAGTGCTGTCTATGATCTCATCGAGCAGCTCCAGGGCGTCGGGGTCTTTTATTCTTTTACGGATGACGGATTTGAGTATGTCGTGATCCATTGACGGATAGAATTGCTTTACATCCATTTTTAGGCAATATCGGGTGCCGGGAATGTCACGCAGCGCTTTTCGAATTCGATCAGCGCCATCATGTATGCCCCGGCCAGGGATACAGGCGTAGGTGTCACGAATCAGCGTCTTGTACCAGATGGGCTCCAGGACCTGGACGATGCAGTGATGCACGATCCTGTCCGGGAAATACGGCAGTTTAGAAATCAGCCGCAATTTGCCGGTATCTGTCTTGACGAACTCCTTATATTTCCCGGTCCTGAATGCCTTGCTCACCAGCATGTCATGGATCTTTAGAAAATATTTTTCGGGATTGGCGTTCACCCGTTTTACCTCTTGATAATGCGCCTTGCCCTTGCGGGCGTTGTAGTGTGCCCGCTCGATGTTTTCGAGGCTGCAAATTTCTTCAAAAATGTTGCCGAATCGTTTCATCTGCTTATTTCGCCCCGGAGTCTTCGGATATTCCTACCAACACCTGTGGGGCCTTGCTTTGTGTTTTGCCAAGAGGCATGGAAGCTGTCCGAACCGACAAACTTTTGTAATTTTTAATAAGCATAGCCGCCTGCCGATATTCGCATTGGCATTCGAAGACGCGTTATTCGAATTCCAATAGAACGCGCCCGCTTTGACACTGTTATTCGCGTTGCCGCCGAACAGACAGACCTGCCAGCCTGGATCAACTCCCAAAATTTTTGTCGCGTGCGCACAGCGCTTAAAAGCAGAGCCGCCCGCCGACATTCGCACGGGCATACGAAGACGCGCTATTCGAATTCCAATAGAACGCGCCCGCAAGGACACCGGAATACGCGCCGCCGCCGAACAGACAGACCCGCCAGCCCGAGTCGTTATCGTCGTTATAGTAGGTATAGTAATAGTCGCAGATATACGTGCTTGATGACCCGCCGACTGATTTTGGCAAAAAGCCGTGCTCTACAGGGCACAGCTCGTCTACATACCCATCCGTCTGGGCCAGGTCGCTGGTGACCAGGTCGTAGTCGGTATCGGTATCATCGGCAAAATCATCGTAATCCGGGCAGACATACGCCCGGCTGCCATTTGCCGACGAGTTGTGGACATTGATGCCGTCCACGAACTTCCAGATGTTGCCGAACAGGTTTTCAATGCCCCGATACGACATATAGTCAGTATCACCCAAAGCACCGCCCTGAACGGCCCCTGTGCCATTGCCGTCACCGTTGGACAGGCCGGTAATGCCGATGTAACTTCCGGCAGTCCACGCGCCACCTGAGAGGGTTGTGCGGCCATTGCCGATCATCGTTTGAGAATCAAAGTCCGCATACTCGACCAGGTATAAAAGCTCGATTGCGCTGACCAGATAGAAGTCAAGCTGGTGCCAACCGGTGCCGCGCTCTTCGGCCATTGCCCGGAACTCGGCGCGGGTCTCATAGGTTTTGGGATACTGGCCCGCAACCGAGCAGAGCTTGTCACCGCTGGCGTACAGGCTGGTGTGGATGCTGCCGGACGGCGTCATGGCACCGGCTGAGTCATCGTACATACTGCCTTCGTAGGCTCCGACATAGCGGTAGTCAACCTCGACGCCGTTCTTGACAAAGGCCGGATGAACCTTGAATCCGGGGAGCTGCACATTGCTGATCTCCCAGGTATGGACGTTGCCGGTTTTGTCGTAGCGGAAGAAAAACTTCGGTATCTCCACCATCACCTGGCCATCGTCGCCATCGAGAACGGCGGTGCAAATTTCAAAGGTTTCGCCGATGTCCATGATGTCGGCACTGATAGACAGCACATTGTCGCTGTCCTTCGCGGTGATCAGGGCATAGGTATCGTCAGTGGTATTGTGGATGTATTTGCCCTTGTACTCGCTCTCAGCGGCTGTGAACACGCCCGCGTCACTAAGTTTGTTTGCGGTACCGGCATCGTCCGTACCGGTCACGGAGGGGTCTTCATCCCGCTTGTTGTACGAGTCATCGGGGTCGAGATAATACTGAACCACCCCGCCATCAGACACCACACAACGGCGCATGTTGCGCTGGATCGGCAAATTGGTATCGCCAGGGCTGGCACCGCAAGCCTCGCTGGCCAAAACACCCGTGCGGACATAGGTGTCGGCTGATTCGTCCCAGGCCACGCCGTAAACAGTGGCCCGGATGGCATTATCAATGCCCGCCAGGTGGGCGGCCAGATGATCCGCAGATGACGCCTCTGAGATACTGGTGTCCGGCGTATAGTTAGCCGGGTCCCAGTCAATGTCGAGCTGATCACCGTCAACTTCGTCTGTGCCGCCCCGCTTATGGGTGGCCGCATGGCTCGAACTGGCAGCTCCCGAGATATCTACCGTGCGCAGATCCCACAAGGTGGCCTCGTCCACATTGCCGCTTCCGTCTGTATCGAAACCGCCGATCTTGCGAGACGTGTCCGCACTCCATCCCCCAGCCGGATACGTGGAATTTTTACTGATCTTGAATACCGGATCGATACCGGACAACGGATGACACGCATAGATATAGTAAGTGTCGCTCGCATCAAAGTCGGCACCGGTATCCAGGTCTGCCACGCCAAGGTCCGTGTCAGTATCCACGCAAATTACCGCGTCATCCACTCGCACAAAAAATTCTGCATTTATCCGGATACTCTTGGCCGCCTCTTTGCTGAGATATTTTCCGGTGTAAGGCCCCTGTAATTCATAATTGACAGCCAAGGCGATACTGCCTGCGGTGTTGAATAGGATAGTGTTACCCATTGTCCAAACCCTTCATTGCCTGTTTTAAGCGATTAACTTCAACCCTGGCCGCATTAAGACCTTTCACGGCGGTGCGATGGCGCAACATGGCGATATCAGCATCCCGCCGACATTGCCGCATATAGAGAACGGCACGGTCAAAATCATGTCTGAGCTTAACCTCCTTATCTGCATCTTCTTCGGCACGCCATCGAAGTTCCGCCACACGCGCACACACAATTTGATAGTCCTCATCGGTCATTCCAATCCGGCGCAGATCTTCTGTCTTCAATCCTTTTAGAAATTCCTGCGCCTGTATAGGGGTTAGATCCATTGCGATGTTATAAACATCCTCCCTTGTAGCCACTTTCTTCGGTATACCCCTCATCGCCGTCTCCTCTAATTTTGTATGGTGACCAGGTCCGGGTGGTCGATTACGTTTCTGCGGCCAGATCCCAGCTTGTGGACCACCTTCAGCACTTCGACTACATAGCTCGACATCGAGTCGAGGTCGTGGGTCAGATCGATATAGTCCCCCGGTTCGATCTCGCAGTTGTCCAGGAACACCGAAAGGTGCGGCATCTTCCGGACCAGGTCGTAAAATGCCAGCAGAAAGTTGCCCACGCTGGTGACCATTGCGCTGGATTTCACGGCATCGAAATAGAGCAGCTCTTTCTGCTTGGGCTCCCGCTGCCCGTACCTGGAGATCGAGGTCGCATCCTCGAACTTTTTATTCCCGGTGTAGCTCTCATGACTGGCGGCGGGCTTTCTGTTGTCCCGGTCGTAGTAGATCCGGAAGTAATTCATGATGTCGTCGGAGTCGGTGTGGCGTACCTTGACGGAGCCCAGCTTCATCTCTGCCTTGGCAATGGCGTGGCCGCTGCTCTGGCCGGTCTGCCGCACGATCAGCTTGAACTTGCCGACCGGCGTCACCATGACCCGCGACCGGCACTGCAGGCCCAGCTTCACTATCAGGTCGCTGGCCTGGATGGGCTGATCGATGACCAGGGCAAAGGCGTATGAGTTCGTGTTGTAAAACGTGCCGGAGGCGGTGAATGTCGTGGAATCGACATCGCCCGAGGGGGCTGACAGCAGGTTGATCCAGATATGCTTGAAAACGTGGTCGCAGCGCTCAATCAGGCTGTTGGCCGATCCGGTGATGGTGCCGCTGCCATCGTCCTGATAGCCGTCCACATCCGCCGTGACCAGGCCGCCGATGACGGTGTCCGCCACACTGTTGCCGTTCAGGGTGACCGTGCCGCTCTTGGTGGCTGATCCGGTTTTGGTGGCTGATCCGGTTTTGCTCGCCCCCCCGGTCTTGGTGCCGGTAGCGGCATAAGTGACCACCTTGTGAACTTCATAGACGTTGACGTTTTCGCCACCCGCCGCAATGAATTTGATTCCCAGATTCCAAGCGGTTTTAGTCGATGTAAAACGCCAGACGGATGGCGTTGTTACGCCCGCCGCCATTGTCCCCAGGGAACTGCCATCCGAATCCTGGACGGTAATGTCTCCGGCAGCGCTTACTGTCGCGGTCACAAAAAATTGCTGCTCGGCAATGGTACCGTAGCTGGTGGATGGAAACGTCAAGGTCAGGATGCTTGAAAAGGATGCATGGTAGACCTAGGCGTAGGTGTTGCCGTTGCCGTCATACGCATAGGTCGGGTTAGTCACGTATGAGTTTGTTTGGGCGTTCGGGTAGCGGTCCTTGCTGGACCCGGCCACGGTTATGCCGATGTTGTCGGTCACCCCGATGCCGTCATTGACACCGATACCATCATTGACGGCAATGGTATCGGACACGGAGACGTTGACCTGTTTTGCCAGGGTCGGCAGCGTGGTGAATTTGATGCAGGCTTTCCCAGGATAACTGGCATGCTCATCGCCGGTCTGTCCGGTGTAGACCGTGTACCCGCTGGACTGCAGCACATCGTCCACGTAAACCGCGTTGATGGCGTTTACCGCATGCCCCATCAGGTAAATATACTCGGTCTGGATCTGGGCGACGGTAGCCCCCTTGTTGTGATCCACAGCCGTGGTGCTGTTGGCTCCGCGTGTGCAGCCGGTCAAGGTGGTGGCGGTTTTGCCGGTATAGGTGATCTGCTCGTCATCCACCTGGACGGTACCGCTGCTGTCCAGGGTGCTGGTATCGGAGATGTTCAGCGTGGTTACCGAGTCGTTGTGATCTGCTGACAGGTTGTTTCTGCCCCCGGCATCCACCGCCCGGAACACCACCCGCTCGCAGGAGCCGATTACAATGGGCAGCATCTTGCCGATGTCGTCAGGGTCGGCCCCGGAGTAATCATCCGCCGAGATGATCAGGTCCTCGCCGATCAGGCTGTCGTATTTCTTCCAGATGCCGCGCACGGTGACCGTGCAAGTGTCCAGGTTGTATTCCGGCTGCTTGTGGACCATGCCCACAAATATCTCTTCTTTTTCGTTGTCCAGCAGGCCGCCGAACCACTGGTACAGGGTTACCTCCACGCCTTCAAGCGGATCGGCCGTGGTGAAGTTGTCGGAGAACCGGCTGCTCTCGCTGTTGATGATCACGATCCGCAGATCCACCACCTCGATCTTGCCCAGCAGGCCGCGTCCGGGCGTCTGGTTGATGGCGCTGTCGATAAAGCCCCATGACTGGACCAGGCCGGAATGCGCGGACCCGCCTGAAGGCGTCACGTCCCGGTCGGAAATATAAACCGGCGTGGCGAACCCGAATTTCAACAGGTTGATCGGCGTAGGGCCGTCAGCGCGTTTGTTCTTCTCGGTAATGAAATTTGCGTTAAAGGATCGCATTTAAATTTCTTCTCTGAGCAGCACTTTGCCGGTAAACAGGTCCTTGTCGACTTCCCGGAAAGGATCTTTCTTGTCCATCATCCGCACCGTGTGGGTATTGCTGTCTTCATCCGTAAACGTAAAGGTGTTCAGCGGCCCCACGGCGGTATTCTCCAGCCAGTCAACCACGTTGTCCCGGTCGGTTTTGCTGGCGTTCTTGAATTCCAGGACAAAATATTGAACAGTGACCCCTTTGCTGTAGGCGTACATCTGGCGGCCCTCGGATTCAGCGGTCACCACGCTGACCTCAACCGGGTCCTTGATCGGGTAGACCCGCCCGCATTGAAAAGTGAAGTTGCTGCCGCCTTTTGTGAAAACCATCAGCGCCATTAGTTCAGGGCCTCCAGTTCGGGGATAATGTGTTCGCGGGTGACTTCCCGCCAGTACTGTGCATCTTGAGGCCCGCCTTCAACATGAATATGCAGCTCACCGACCGACACGCCGCCGCCACCGCTGCCGGTTTCGGAGCTTTCCACATGCCCGCCGGAGAACAGCGCCTCGTCCTTGGCCATCTCCCGGCGCAGAAAGTCGAGCCCGGCCTGGGCTCCGGCCAGTTGGTTCTGGGCTTGCCGTTTGCCCCAGGCGCGGTATATGTCCGTGGCCACGCCGTGGGTGCCGTAGTTCTGGGCAGCCAGGGCCACCCTCGAAAGCTGCTGGCTGTAGAGATCCCGGTACAGTTCCTGGATGTTGCCCAGGGCACCGGTCGCGGCCGTGGCATCGATGTTGAATTTCGGCTTGAGACCGCTGACATACCCGGCAAACGATCCGAACTTGCCGCGCATCTCCGCGATCTTCTCGGACAGCATGGTTTCGGTGGAGCCTTTGCCGGTGAAATTCACGCCCACTTTTTTGGGGATTTTTTTCAGCTTATCGATGAAGTCGGCAATTTTGCCCGCCGTTGTGCCGATCCACTCGCCGACCTTCTGGAACCCCTTGGCAAGCAGCCCCAGGGGCTTGAGGGCGTAATCGATCTTTTTGGAGATCTCGACAACGGCGGTGGCGGCATTTTTCAGGTAATCCACAAACTCCATTTTCATCACATCTTTATTCACGTCGTACCACTTGCCGACCTTTTCAATGACGTTATCGAAGGCCGGTTTCAGATCCTTGATGAAACCGAAAATCCCTTTTATCCAGTCGCCGACCTCCTTGGTGACCAGGTTCCGGTTCTTCACCATCCAGGCTTCCGTCTTTTCGATAACGTCTTTGATTTCCGGGGCGAGCTTCTCCCCGATCAGGATGGCCTGCTTGCCGATGGTATTCTTGAACGTTTCCCACAGAGAGGAGAGCGTGACCTTCTGCTTGCCGAACGCCTCATCGGTTGCGCCGGAGGCATCCTTCATGTTGTGCAGGATGGCGGTAAACTCTTTGCTCTGCTCACCGGTCAGGGCCAGCATGACGGAGAGTGATTCCATGCCGCCGAAAAGCTGCGCCATCTTCTCGATGTTGCCTCCGGTGGCGAATTTGACATCCCGCAAAAAGCCGTGCAGCCCTTTGGCCGCCAGGGCGGTGGCGTTGAATTCCAGGTTGAGCGCCTCGGCCATCTCTTTGGCTTCCGAAGATGGCTTGACGATTGCACCCAGGCCGGTGGCCAGGCGGGCGGATGCCTCGCTGGTGGCGAAGCCGCCTTTGGTGAGCGTGGCGATGGCCGCGTGCATCTCCTCGACGGATACTCCGGCAGCCGACGCGATGGGCGATATTTTACCGACCGCTCCGGCCAGCTCCTCGAAGGTCGTTTTGCCCTCTTTGACCGTGGTGAACATCAGGTCGAAGATTTTGCCCGCCTCCTCGGTGTCCTTGCCGAAGGCGTTGAGGATGGTCGAACCGGCGTCCACCGCCGTAAAGGTATCCGTGAGGCCCGCTTTGGCCGCTGTCGCCGCCTTTTTCAGAAACTCCAGGGCCTTGGTAGGCTTCACGCCTGCGGACAGCGTCTGGTACAATCCCTTGGTCAGCTCCGTGGCCGAGCCCAGGGCCGAGGGCAGCTTCATGATGCCGTCCTGGAACTGCTTCATGGTCTCCTTGCCGTAGTTGCCCAGGGTGGAGACGTTCGCCAGCGCCTTTTCGAACGCCGCGAACTCTCCGATGGCCCCCTTCAGGACAAACGCTCCGGCCATTGCGACCCCGGCCGCGCCCAGGGCGGCCACCTTGGTCGCCAGGGAGCCGACCTTCATGGCGGTCTTGGCCGCCGCGATCCCGGCCTTCTTGATGCCGGAGGCCAGCTTCTTGGTGGCGCTGCCCACTTTTTTCAGGGCACCGGAGGCCAGGTTCTTGGCGGCGATCACTATGTCGACGTTGTAATCTGACATCGGCTACTCTCCAGTCAGCCTTCCGGCGCACTCTTTCTGGCACATGGCACAGGCGGCCGGGATGCGGCAGGGCTTGCCGGTACCCGCAGGCGGCGTGGGCGTGCCCGGATCTCCGTACAGCACGTCATTTTCCAGGATTTGTATTTTTCTGAGAACCACGTGATCCACCTTGATTTCCAGTGAGTCCGCGACCGCATAGACGGCCGGGTAATCAAGCCTTACTTCCTCGCCGAGCAGGTTGTGCTCAAACTGGGTGCGGCAGGCCAGGAAAAGCTCCAGCGCATCCCGGTTGATCTCCAGCACTTCTACCGGCGCTTTTTCGCACGCTTCGCAGTCTTGCGCCCGGCACGCGGCGCACCTTTGCGGCCCGCCTTCCCGATACCAGTGCCAGGCGCTGAGGAGTTTTTTGACTGTCCCGGCGTTTCGTAGGTCGCCTCGACGATCCTGTGAAAAAGCTCCAGGGTAACCGTGTTAGGCTCTTCGTCGATTTTCTTTACCTGGTTGCCGAAGACCATATCCATCACGGCATCGATGGTGTCCTCGACCTCAACAGGGTTGTCCTCATCCATCGCCGCGATGTTGACGCCGTTCTTGCGCAGCTTTTTAAGCTCGCCTCGCGTCAGCGCCCTGACCTCAAATTTATCCGCTGCCGACATAGCTGATCTCCTGTCAGATGGTTTAAGTAAAAGCGAGCGAGATCTCGTCGTCGCCGCTGCTCCGGTTGAGCTGGCAGTCGATGCCGAGATTCCGCAGGCCGTCCCTGGCCGCCTCATCGATCTTGGTGTACTGCACTTTCGGCGCGGTGATCGTGCAGATGTTCCCGGCCGTGGCCCCGATCTGGGCGGTAAAAGCCCCCTCGTTGCCGCTGCGCAGCTTGCCGTAGAAGTCATACGTGGCCACCAGGACCTTTTCGGGGTCCATGCTCATTACCGGCACGCGGCTGGTAATCAGGGCGGACTTGTTGCCGCTGGACTGGTTGGCGTCCGGACGCAGAGCCACCTTGTTGCCGATGGCCATCTCCAGCTTCTGGACCAGGGCCGCATACGAGTCCACCGTCATCTGGGCGTTTAAAAATGCCGGGGGCAGCGTGCTCAGGTAAGAAACGCCCGAGAGAAAGGCCCCATCGGTCACGGAAAAGTCAGCCCCGGTGAAAACAAAGTGCAGCATCACCGGCTCGCCCTGGTTCATCACCAGCTTGACATCTCCGCGAGCACCCCAGATCTTGTTGATCATGCCGTCTTCGTACAGGGCCATTGTCAGGGATGGAATGCTTGACGAAGCGGGCGTGTAGGTGACGGACGTACCGGCCACGATGGTTTCCAGCATGCCGCAGGCTTGGAGCAGTTCACCGAACTCGGGAGGCGTACCGGCTGCGCCCGATCCCTTCAGCTCTACATCAAACTCGATCTGTCCGCTGCGAGCGCCCGGTACCGCCGAAAACGGCGATAGGGACGTGCTGCGCATGGGCCGCTGATGCATGGCGGTGTTGCCCATGAACTTGCCGTTGGCATGCAGGACGGCATCCGCAGCAACCAGCGTCTCAGCGATGCCCTCGACAGCTTCTGTCTCAGCCGCGAGTTGGGTTCGTTGTTCTAACATGATTTGGTCTCCCTTGTGTTGATCGCCCGGTTAACTTTTTCCGGGTGTTTGCGATTATGGGCCAGTGTAAAGCAGCGCCTGGGCCGTTTCATACTCGGCCGCATAGACGGAGATCCCGCTGCCGAACCACACCGGAGTCTGCCGGATCAGGCGAAACGGCAGAATCTCCAGCGAAAGCATCTTGCCGTAGAGATTGTCCCGGACGGCATCGAGCAGGGCGTAGGTGCCCGGATTCTGGGTGCCGCCGCGCCGGGCCTCATCCTCGGCCCGCAGGTTCTTGTCGCAGACGAAGTGGTGAAAGGTCATGAACTCCATTTTCCGGGAGCCATGCTCCTTGTACCGGCTGCCGCCGTAGACGACATAGATGGCCGGGAAGAGCGACACCAGCTTGCGGATGTCGCCTTCCTCCAGCTCGCCCTGGTAGGACTTGATGGTCCGCACGCCCTGGGCGGCTTTCAGGTCGTCATGGGCGGTGATCAGGGCGTCCTCGATCTGCTCGATGGTGTAGTGGGACATCTCGGGCCTTTCGGGTTAATAGTTGTCCAGGCTGCCGGTGGAGCTGTCCGAATCGCGGCCAATCGAAAACACGCGATCGCTCTTGGCGCTGGTGGTTTCGATGCCCGCGTCCGCATCGGCGGTCGGGTCCGGCACGTCCAGCTTCAGATAGCCCTTGGCGATCTGTTCGAGCAGCTTGCGGTCGGCGCTGCAGCGTTCCCTGCGGCTCTCCGGGATCTCCAGGTGCGGCCGCCGCAGGTACAGGCTGCAGATGGCAAGATCGACGCTCATGCGCCTGAGCAGAGCCGGTGTCGTATCGAACGGCAGGCTGTAGCGCATGGCGGCATAAGCATCGATCTCTTCATCCGCGTCGGCGATGGCCCGGTCCACGATGTCGCTGTCCACAGCCCCGACCGCATCATCGTCGGTCAGTTCGATGAGCGTGTCCTCCGGGATCTGCTTTTCAATATCGCTTTGCGTACAGTAGGCCATCACTCGTCTCCGCTGTCCTTCTGGAGTTCATCCCAGGCTTCGTCGCGCTCGGCGGCCGTAATGTCGAACTCCAGCAGCTCGATCATGGCCTTCACATCCGGCTTGCCGCTCCCGATGACTTTTTCCTCATCGACACACATCTTGGCAGCCGCCAGGATCTTGGCCTTGCGCTCTTCGCCGGTCGGGGCATCGGCGGAGCCCTTGCCCGAGCCTTCCACTTCCTCGAAAAGCTGCTTTGAGCTGGACTCAAGCAGCTCCCGCCCGAATTCGTTCGGGTACGTTTTGACCGCGTCCTTCAGGTGCGCCCCGAAGGGGTGAACGTTCACCTTGCGGCTGGGTCCCAGGTATTTGATATCCATTATGTCCTCCGTGCAAGGCGGGGCCGGAGCCCCGCCGTCAGTCAGCTTGGTTGCGGTTTAGGTGGCGTACACATCATTCCACAGGTAGCCCGCATCGGCAGCCACCTGGGTGATGTCGGTCTCTTCCGCCACTTCGTACACATCCTGGTGCTCGGCAGGCTCGCGCCAGGTGGACGTGCGCCGGGGGCCGCCGTTCTCGTAGGCGATCCGCACCTGCAGACCGGCCGTCATGCACTTGAGGCCGATCTTCTTGGGCTTGTGGTAGAGAAAGCCCATGCCTTTCCCGGCATTGACCGTCCAGATGTCGACGGCGTTGAAGTCGTCGCCCGCCTGGGTCTCTTCGGCATCGGAGTAGATCGCTTTGCCCACATGGACCTCGTCAAGCTCCAGCAGGGCGGCGAGCAGGTGTTTGGTCAACACGCCGCGCTCGGTGTACTTGATCTTTTCAAGGATCTCGTCCACTTTTTTCAGGGCCAGGTAGGTGGCGTAGTCGATGACCAGGCAGTTGGCGATCAGGCCGGTACCGTCCTTGATGGCTTTCTTGCCCGTTTCGATGTCCGCCAGGAAGGTGTTGGTGGCACCCGCAGGCGACCACAATCCTTCTGCGTCCACACCACCGGCATTGCCGTCCGCCCAGGTGCCCGCAGTGATCAGCCCGGCCACCCGGCGCTCTTTCTTGATGTCCACCTTGTCGGCGGCGAACTCGATGGCATCCTGGTCGGGCTGCACCGCCGGAGCGCCCTGGCTCTTGGCGAACCGGCGATCCTCGTCGGTGACTTCCGAGGCAAACGCATACTCATGCGTGGCGATGGAAACCAGGTCCGTCACGGGCTTGCCGCGCCTGGCTCTGGTACCGGGCGACCGGATACCGGCTTCGTCCCGGAACCAGTCCCCTTTCCGGTACTTGGTGATCTTGGCCTTGGGGTCCGCGCCGTCCAGGATGGGGAACACCTGGTCGGCGATGTAGTCCCGATTGCGATAGGCAACAGACACATTCGCCAGGGGTCCGGCGACGATTTGTTCTTTGATTGTCATGGTAATGTCCTCCGTCTATGAAAATGTTGATTTATCCAAAATCAAATTATTGCCGCAAATACTTGCGCTTAGTGCGTCACGGTCCCCAGGCTGTAGATCGTCACGGTGGTGCCCGAGGTGACCACGCACAGAAAACGCTTGGAGTTGTTCTGGGCGATGGTCATGGTCCCGGAGAGCGTCACCCCGGTCCCGGCCGTCACGGTGATGGTCTCCGCCGCGTTCGCCGTGTTGCGGATGGTGAACTCGAAGCTGTTGCCAGCCCCGGCCTGGGTGATGGCCGCGATGATGTTGGCAGCGGTGTCGGTCGGGTCGCTGCGGGCACCGCCAGCCGGATCGCGCAGGATCATCCCGCCGAGCAGCTCGGCCGCCGTGTAGGTGTGGGCGTCCGCCGTGACCTCGGTGGTCACCGTCATCTGCCCGATGAGCGCCCCGGCCCCCTGGGGGAACGGCCCGATCAGCCGGACACCGGCCAGGTCGTCTTCGGCCCCGGCCGCCTCGGTGACGATGGCCCTGGCCGCTTTCCACTGGGTACCGGCGTCGTCGCCCTTGCCCGCGTCGGAAGCGCCCACGTACTCGGGCTTGACGAACTTGCCGATGGCCAGGGCGGCGTTGGCGACCAGCTTGCTGATGCCGTCCAGCCGGATCTGGGCGGCCTGGGCGATCTCGGGGGCGTTCTGCAGAATGCCCAGGGCGATCTCGGCTTCCGAGTCCGGACGCCGCACCTTGCCGCTGGAGTTGAGGACTACAAACTTGTACTGATCGCTGGAAAGATCCTCCGCCGCCTCGAAGCTGAGGTCCAGGATTGCATTTTCGGTCGTCATTTTGTGTTCTCCTTGGTTCGAAAATTTATGCCAATGGTTTCAGCCTGTGAAAGGTGTTACTCGCCGGGCGATATTTCCTGCCGGTATTCGTCCGCCAGGTCCGGATTCTCGCGCTGCACTTCGGAAAATGCCGCGCCGTAATCCAGCTCCGAGTTTTTGGACATCTTCTCCCGCACCAGCTTGTCGAGCTTGGCTGCAGCGCCACCGGTTTTGACATCGATTTTCCGGTCGGCGATCTCCTTGAAGTCGACCACCTTGGGCAGCTCGGCGATGAAGTTCTTGAACCAGTCGAGCCCGGTGGACTTGTCGCCTTCCGAGAATTCCACCTCCTCTTCGGCATCCAGGCTCAGGCAGAACTCCTTGAGGCCCATTTTCATCCAGGCGGGCACGATCCGGCCCTTGTCGACCAGACCCTCGCACCAGTCGGAGATCTCGCCTTCACGGGCCTCACGCTGCCGCTGGGCCTCTTTTTCGGCGAACTCCGCCTCCGCTTCCTTGCGGGCCGTCGCGGCGGCTTCGTTTTTGGCGGCTTCGATGTCCGCCTCGGTGAAGGCGCTGGCGGCGGCTCCCTCCGGGATCGCATCCGGCAGGGCGTCTTCGGGCACCTTGCTCATGTCAACGCCCATGAATTCGAGAAAGTTCTTAACCTTGTCTTTGAAATTGCTCATAGCTTCCTCCGTTTCCTTTGTGGCTGGATCAGCGACGACAGTAATGCTTGGGGCACCACTGAAGCTCGGGACCGGCTCGGTTTCAGTTGTTTTTTTGTGGGACTCTGCGCGTATATTTTCGACATCCCATTCCGGGATGATTGCATCCGCCTTTTCGACGCCTTCTTTTTCGACGAACCACTCGCGCAGTCGCCGCATGATCATGGCCAGGCTGCCAAGGCCCCGGTCGTAAAAGTCGAACGTGATCGCTTCCTCGCCCGCTTCGAACTTGATGTTCTCCAGCCCCTTGACTGCCGGGGGAGCAGCGCCCAGAAAGCCCACGTGCTTGAGCCTGCCGTCCGGGTAGAAGCTGGCGCTGCGCTTCTTGTACAGGCCCTGCTTGACCGCCTCCTCGAACTCGGGAACCACGTCGCGGAACTTGGCCAGCAGCACGTTTTTTCCGTCGCGGGCCACTTTCTTGACGCCTTCCACCCAGGCAAACGCCGGGGCATTGTCCTTGGGGTGGCCGACCACGGCGGGCGGCTCATGGTCTGCGGCGTTGAACGTGCTCACCGCCTTGTCGATCAGGGCGTCGCCGTCATGCTCCCGGCCCTTGCTGTCGACCTGGGTGCCGCCCTTAAAAATCTCAATCCATTTGCCAAAACCGGTAAATTTAGCCATCTTGTTCACCTCGCCTGTGTGATGTATTCGTTCAGGGCCTCGCGCATCTCGGCCCAGTCTTCATCCTGGACCATCAAAAACGGCCGGGCCGGGATGTCACCCCAGGGGAGTTTCGCTTTGCGGGTGTGGGCCTTGACCTTGCGGCCCTTGCGCAGGTGCTCACGCACGTTGAAAACGAATTCCCCGAAGCTGCCTTTTTCCGCGCCGAACTGGTGGACCGCGCCGTATACTTTATTCGTGCCAACCGTGACGCTTTCATGGTCCGCCCGGTAATTGATGCTGGCCGCCAGTCCGCCTGCCAGGCCCTGCACCATGAGGACCTTGCCGTCCTTGCCGCGCCGCTTTTTGGTGGTCTCCGAATGCTTCGCCCATTTGTTCGGGCGTCCGCCTTTCTCGAAGTTTCGGATGATCGAGGCCCGCACGATGCTGCCGATGATCTTCATGGCCGGGCGCAGGTCGCCCAGGTTCTTGCGGATGCGGTCCAGCAGGTCCTGAACCTCCTGGTCATCGATTGAGACTGTTATCGCCGCGCCGCTCATTCCCTGTAGCCTGCCTTTCCCACATTGTAGTCCCAGCCGGGATCGATGCCTTCGGGGACCAGGTGGACGATGCCGGTGTCTTTGTCCTCCCACTCGTAATGCCGGATCTCGGGGGCCTCGGTTCTCACCGGGTTCGGGCCGTCCGCCTCTTCCCTGATCAGCCTTTCCACCTCACGGGCGGAGTGATTGACCACCCCGCACTTTCAGCCCCAGCCGTTGGGCGGGTAATGCGTGTCCCACCAGGGATGATCCGCTGGCAAAATCGTGTTCGCCCACGCCTGGTGCTCCGGGCGCGGGTGGGTTGCGCTGGAGCCCACGTACCGCAAATAGGGCCGGGCCTTGAGCACGTCCGGGTCCATCATCTGCCGGTAGTTGCCGGTGGCATAGGCCACGCTCAGGTTGGTGTTGAAGATCACCGCCGTGCGCCAGCCTTTGCCGCCGTTGTAGACCCAGCCGAATTTCTGCACGATCTCGTCAAAGTCCTTGCGAAACCCGGCCAGCGTCATGCCGTCCGCAACTCCCTTGTCGACCGCCGCCCGCAGGTCTTCGAGCAGCTCGTCCTGCATGGCCCCGGCCACGCTGAAGGCCCTGGCGTGCTGCTCCTTCCAGAGCGTTTTCCAGGTGGCGGTGGGCATGTTGAGTTTTTCCCTGAAAAACGCGATGGCCTCGTCAAAGGGCAGATTCAGATATTCAGCGCTGGGTCGCATCGAACCTCCCGGATAAGTTTGCCAGGGCCAGGGACCGGGCCATCAGGTCGACCAGGTCGGATTCGTCCATGCCCTCCGTGAACTGCGTTTTCAAACCCTCACGGAACTCCTCCAGGGAGCCGGACGACTGCAGCAGCTTTTCAACCGGCTTCATCAGGCCGCCGATGTCCGCCTGGGGTACGGTCTTCTTGCCCAGGCCCTTCAGGGTGGCGGTCGGGGACAGGTCCGCGAATTCTGCCGGATCGCCGCCATCAGTGGCCCGGCCCGTACGCTGAGGCACCACCAGGTCGTCGCCTTCCTCCGGCTCCGGCACCGCGTAGGTTTCATAGAAGTAACGGCGGCCCACCGGCAGGCCGATCTTGTTGACCAGGATCTCGTCGCGATCTGCCAGGTCTTTCAGGTCCTTTTCCTCATCCGTCCGAATCCAGAATTTCGGGTAATCGGTCACGCCGGGGAAGTTGTAATCGACCAGCCACCTGACCAGGGTATCGTTGAGGCATTCACTGAGCAGGTCCGCATCGGCCTTCAGGATGTCCTGGCGGACATTCTCCTGGGCCTCCTCGTTGCCGAGTTTGCCGGGTGTCCCTTCCGTGCTGGCGGTCTGCCCCAGGACGGCCTTGGATACCTGTCGGTCCATGTAGTCGCACAGGGTTTCGTAGGTGACGCGGCCAGACCGGGTGGCCTCCAGAAGTTCGATGGCCATCGTGTCCGGGATCTTGACGCCGGTTTCGTTCTGGATGGCGTCGATGGCGTCCAGCAGAGCGCTTTGCTGGGAGGGCTCCGTGCCGGGCGGGTACTTGCCGACCGCCGTGGGCATGCCGAATTTTTCCAGGAAGATCAGCCAGAACTTGATGCCGTTTTTCTTGAACCACACCGGCCACCAGAGCTTCTGCCCCAGGCCCTTGCCGTAAGGGTTGTCGGTGGAGCCGAAGGTGAAGACGATGAATTTACGCTCAGGTACCGGCTCTCCCTCGATCATGTTATGGGGGGTTAAAAGCCGCAGCCGCCGTTCCATCGAAAACGAAAACCGGCGCGGGTGCTTGCCCATGATGACCCTCGGCACCCATTGTCCGTTTTTCGTCTGCCACATCACCTCGGCCACGAAAAAGCCGTACAGGATCGCCTGCAGCAGCTCCTGGCACGCCTGGGTAAATTTGCAGTTGTCCAGGGCGTCCTTGACGAAGTCCGCGATGGTTTTGGCCTGCTCGGTTTCATCTGCCGGCAGAACCTCCCACTCCTTGCCGATTACGCTCAGATAGCGGGTCTGCAGAACCGATCCCGCGTGCGGGTCGCGGTCCACCTCGTCGTAAAGTTTCAGGCCCTTGCCAGCCGACTCGGTGCGCAGGGTCGGGTCCGGGTTTTCCAGGCGGTTGAGCCAGCCTGTAAATATGTCCAGGTCTTTGAGCGTGGTGGCAATTTCGTCGGTGATCGGCCCTTGCGATTTCTTTTCTTCGTCAGCCATTTAGGCCCCCAAATAGTTTCTCATTCTGGTAAATTTTCTCCGTCTGCGGGTGGATTCGAATTCCATCGGCCCCACCGGGCTGGCCGCCGCGTGAATGGCCAGAGCCAGCGCCCAGAAGCGGTCGGCATGGCCGTCCTGGGAGCGTTCCGCCGTGAAGCGGATGTTCCCGGCCGCCGTGGTCTGCTTGGTGACCGAGCGCAGGTCCGCTCGGACATGCGGGTCAAAGGGGATGCGCAGCTTCATGTCTTCCATCTTGCCGCGCACCGGGTAGGCCAGCTCCTCCTTGACACGCGGCGTGAAGGTCACCAGCTCCACCTTGTGCTCGCCGAACTCTTTTTGCGCATCATCGCCCCAGCCGATGCCCAGGCCGGTGTAGTCGACGCAGGTGCGGTACATGTGGGGCAGCCACGGCCACAGCGCCTTTTCCTGGTCCGGCTTGCTCATGTTCCGCAGGGTGATGATCGCCCGCGTGTAGAGCACGTCGCCGAGCAGCTCCAGCACCCAGAGCACGGTCAGGTCGTTTTTGCGGCCGATGTCCAGGCCCGCATAGAACTGCCCGCCCGTGCGCCCGGCAGGCGGCCGGTCCAGCTCCCACGGCTCGCTTTCGGGATACTCGGCCCCGGCGATCAGGTCATACTCAAGGAACGCCGTGTCGTCGTCGCCCGGAATGCACATGTACTCCTGGAGGAAAGACTCCTCGTCCGCGCAGCCGGACTTGATGAAATCGAAATACTCGGTTTCGTCCATTGCCTGCTGCTCGGCATCGGCGGGCAGCACCGACTGCAGCTTGTAGAGAAAGCCCTGGTTGAGCGCATCCTCCAGGGTCACCCGGTGCAGGCTGATGTTTTTCGGGTTGCCTTTTTCGCGGACTTCCCGGATGAGCAGGTTGAAAAAGTTGCGGCTGCCGCGATGGGTGGAGATCACCTCCATCAGCCCGCCCCAGGTGAGGCCGGGGTAGGCGATGGACCACATCTGCCGGGGGTCGTTCAGCAGGGCGAACTCATCCAGGACCCGGCCGCCGCGCTTGCCCGCCTGGGCATCCGGGTTGCTGCTCATGGAGTAGATGCGCTTGCCGGTGGCGAACTCAAGGACCTTGGCCGTGATTTTCTGCTTGGCGTTGACCACGATCTCGCCCAGGTCCCTGGCCGCCAGGTCGAACACCTTTGCCCACATCTTGCAGTCCTGCAGAAAGAGCTGGGCCTGGATCTCATCCCGGCTGGACACCCACTGGTCCCACCGTGCGCCTTTCTTGGCCGTGCGCTCGACCGTGGGGTAGGCCGTGCTCCAGGAGAGGCCGATCTGCCGGGCCTTCTCCATCATCTTCAGGCGGCGCATGTCCTTGATCCATTTCTCCTGGTAGGCGAGAAACAGGGCTTCCGGGTTTTCCGGAACTATTTTGGCGTTGCCTTTTACCGTCATTCCGCCATCCTCAATACATCGCGCCGGATCGCCTTTATCGTCTCCTCGGACACACCGGCCTCGGCGGCCGAGCTGCTGGCGGCCTTGGCCGCATCCTCCAGGGCCTTGCGCCGGGTCTCTTCCTGGATCTTCAGTTCGCGGTCCAGGCTGATCTTGCTGGCCCGCTCTATCCGCTGGGTGATCAGCGCCAGCTTGTTGAGCGTGTCGACGGAGAGCGGCTCCTCCTGGCCCTTGATCACCGCGTCGAAGATCATCGTCTTGACCAGCTCGGTCACGGCCCGGCCCAGGTCGGTGCTGCCCGATTCGCCCAGGCCGCCCACCAGGGCGTCGGCGGCTTCGCGGGCCTCGCGCAGCATGGAGCCCTGCTGCTCGATCTGTTTCGAGTAGCGGTTCAGGGCGCTGCGGCTGATCGGCGTGGCCCCGCGCTCGTAAAGCAATTCGTTGAAATGGTCGCGGATTTCCCGCTGGGTCAGCTTCCGCTCGCGCAGCGCCGCGTTGATGCCCACGCGGATGTCCTCATCCAGCAGGTCGATGGAGGAAATGCGGCCCCGGCTCGGTTTTTCCTGTTTTCGGGTCATATCAATGCCTCGGATTCGGTCGTTTGACGCCCGGTACCGTCACGCGGCCGGTGGCCACGTCCGCGCCGCGCTGGGTCAGGGTGGCTACGATCAGACCGCCCATGTCGTCGTTTTCCACCAGGCCCTGCTCTTCCAGCCAGGCCAGCTCGGTACGCAGCCGGTCCCGCGACGGATTGAACCCGAACCCCGTCGACAGATCGTTGATAAGGGACTCATTGAGTGAATAATCCGCCTGTTCATCGAGCAGGCGCAGCACCGTGATCCGCAGGTGCTCCTTCAAAGTTTCTTGAAAGCTCTTACCCATCACTTTTCTCCCTTGTTCATGAGATGGTCGAGGATCATGTCCACGCTGCCTCTGAGAGCCCGCACCCCCCCGGCCATATCGGATACCTCGGCCGCCACGGCGTTGATGCGTTCATAGGCCTGGGCGAGATCGTTGTGGCCCGGCGCATTTTTCACGGCGGCCTCGACCTTGGTCATCCGCCCGGAAATGATGTTCAGGCGCTTTAAGATTTCCGGGTGGTTGGCCGCCCGGCACTTGGTTTCTACCGCTGTGAGCCGGTCGGAAACTCCGTCGAGCCGCTTGTCCACGTCTTTTTCAGACGCGGCGCACTCCTGTTTCAACGCCGCCACGCTCTCGGTCATCTTGTCCCCCAGGGCCTGCAGTTTTTTGGATGAAACCTGGTCGCGCCGACTGATCCACAAAAAGACGGAAAGGGCGGATACAATCATGAATTGGCCGACCTCGAACCAGAACTTCCAGGCGTCGTAATTCACTAAACACTCCTATCGATTGCCGGTTATCAGACCGACCCGCTTGTTGGTGACGCCCCTTTTCTCGGCGCTGCGCCCGATCACCCAGATCGAGCAGACGCCCCCCCAGGCTGTCCAGAAATGCCCCGGCAGCGTGATGGTCGGCATATCGGTCAAAGGCTTGCCGGTGCTCACTAAAACAATCCAGGCAATCACCGGTAAAAGGACATGCACGATACCGATGGCGGCCAGGCCGAAATACACAATCGTGGGCCTCGCCCGTTTCGTGTAGTTGTCGGACTGGTTCATCTCGGCGACGATGACCGATTTCTGGGTGTCCAGGAGCGCCTTGTCGCGCTGGGCAATCCGCTCCTCGATCTTGCCCTGGGCCGCCGCTTTTTCCGCTGGCGTCATGTCCGGTGGGAAAAACCGGTCAACCAGGCCCTTGGCCAGGTCCGCGACTGAGCCGATCCCCGTTAAATCAAGTCCCATGAGTGCCCCCCTCTTAATCGTCCAGCCTGATCAGCCAGCCTGCCAGGAACCTCGGCTTTTTCAGGTTGATGTAATAATTCCCAACAATAATTCGTAGCGCTGATAGAATTGCCCCGGGAAACCTGTATCCGTTGATCCAGCCCAGGGAGACTGGCCCGATTGCGCCGTCCACCTTCAGGTCTGCCCCGAACAGGTTGGCCGCCATCTGGAGAAACTTGCTGACGCGCCCCACGCCGATGTTTACGCCCAGGTTGAACACCTTGATCGCCAGCTCCGCATCCTTGATGCCGTCAAATTCCGGCCTCTCCCAATAATCGCGCCGGTAGATCTCAGCCGCCGCCTCGATAGTAAGGTTGGCGATATCGACATCCGGGTAGGCCCGCTTCGAGATCCCGAACTTGGTTTCGCCGCCCGGATCTTCCGGATCGTTCACATAACCACCCTCATGGGCCAGGAGCTGCTCCAGGGCTTTGTTAAAGAGTTGTTCGTTACCTGCCTTGTCATAAAAAAAGCCGACCCTGCGCGTCTGAGGCGCAGAACCGGCCCGATTTTTTCAGTACCGACACCGGGTTTTTCACCCGATTCCCTTCAGGGGCAGTATGTAGTTGAGATCAGCTTACCACTTATGGCTTTTGTGCTGCACTACGCCGGTAATTTTACCGTTGTGGATCTTGATCTCAATGCTTCCGTAGTATCCTGCAACGATCAGCTCTTTCAATTCCTTAAATAATTTTTTAAGCTGATTGGTCATGCCGTCCTTTTTGCATGTTCTTTTTGCGGATATCCTTCATCCACGTTGGATCAAGCTGCTCCGGTTCCGTGTTCTCCCTGGCCGCCCGGTGATCCCCCCGGCGCTCGGCCTTATTGTTTTTCACCTCGGCGGCCTTGTCCAGCTCGTTGGCCACTTCGTAGGCGATGGACCGCAGGTACCCGTGGCTTTGCAGGGGCAGCCTGGCGGGCGGGCGGCTGACCACCCGTTCCATCGCCTGCCCCCAGGCGTACGCTGAGTTCGGCCTGGCCGGGTTTTGTTTCCACTGCACATAGGGCGCTTCGACCAGGTCTTTCAGCTCTGCGGTCAGCTTTAAAGCCCGCGACCAGGACAATGCCCGCGTACCCGGACGAAACAACGCCAGGTACTGCAAGCAGCGCACGCTCACCTCCCTGGGAAGATGGGCCACGATATCGAGCATCGTCCGCGCCTGGCCATCATTCGGCCAGGCTTCGGCGCTGTGGGTAGCTCCGCATGATGGGCAGATCAGCTTCATTAATGTATCGGCGCTCCCTCGCGCACCCCGATGGCCTTGATCGCCTCGATCACCTGGTGCGCGGTGTCGAATGTCAAAAAGTTCTCATGGTTGACCCGGAACCGTTTTTTCAGAAACTCCCGCAGGGCCGCGAACTTCTTGCCCGGATTGTAATAGCGCCCTTCGAGCAGCCACCACATTTTGTAGATCTTCCGGAGCTGGGCATCGGTCGCCATGTTGGGGCGGTGGTTTTTCGGCATCCTCATCTTGCTCTGGCTCTTAAACCCGCAGCCTCCGGCATGGGCCATCACCCTGCGGAATGCGGCCGGGGTCAGGTCCTTGGAGCTTTCCACGCCCCCGTGAACCTTCAGGACGTCACGATAGGTGTCATCGTCCCAGCCGAGCTGGTTCTTGGCGATGTGGACCAGAGCAAGTTGTTTCCTGTTTATCGGCATAGTGCCATCCTGATACGACCATACAACATCAGGGCGAGTCTAAAATTACCCCCCCCCTGAATCTTCCACGTTTTTCGTGTCGATGAGCTTCATTTCAAGACCCATGAGCCCGGTCAGCCTGTCAACCAGACCCTCGGCTGTCTTTCGGAGCATGAACCGTTCAACCATTACCGTACGGCCATCAACCCTGATCAGCACGGCATATCGCCGCCAGGGCACCCAGGTAATCTCGGGATTGTCGAAATCCATCAGCTTCCCCTGATTTCGGTCTGGTTCATGTCTAAAACATCTGCGGCGGCTTCCAGCTCCTCCAGAAGCGGCTCGGCCTCGCTGCCGTCGATCTCATGCTCTGTTTCCAGGTAATCCGCGAACGCATCCAGGTTCTTGCGAATAAACCCGGCTGCGTATTTGAGATCCTGGCTTTTCAATCCATCGCCTCCTGGTTCCGGATCGGCTGCACGTCATGAATGGAGATTCGCCCGCCAAACGCGGTGGCCACGACCACCTGGTCCAGCGTTTCAAAAGTGAGATCCTTGCCAAGCCGCTTTACCTCTTTAAGCTGTGACTCGCTGGCCTTTTCGATTATCATTCCGGGTATGAGCATAGAGCGTTTAATCCTCCAGGAGCCTGAACCGTTTGGGTTGATCGCGTGTTTCCCATACCGGCAAAACCACCGACACTTCCTGTATATAGCGATAGACAGTGCGTTTGTGGACATTCATCTCTAAAGCCAGGGTCTCAACCGTTACACCGCCCTTGCGCTGCAACAGTTGGATCATCTGGAATCAGCGCCTGATGATTTCACCGCGATTGTGAGATTCCTCTGCCATCGGTCCTTTTTCTCAAACCATCTGCAAAAATCAGGGTTTCAACTCGTATTCGAACTTTTCCTTTTCGACCCGCTCGGTACCCACCAGGGCGAGCTTTTCATCGTCCCACTTCTCGATCTCATCCCAGTTGGCGGTCTTGGCGATCCGGATCGCGCCGGTAAGTCCCTGGCCCTCCAGCCTGGCCACCATGTCCCGAATGCGCTTGACGCGCCGGGTGACGTGCATCAGCAGGGCTCCATTGTCCAGGTCGACCCGGTCATCGGCCGCAAAGATGTCCGCCTTGTTGGCCTTCATGAACTTGCGCAGGGCCTTGGCTTTTTCGCCCAGGTCGGCCCGGTGCTCCTGGAGCAGCCCGGCATAGGTCTGCCGCACGTTCTCGATGCTGGTCTGTACCAGCCGCTCGGTCTCCTGGAGGGAGCGCTCGATCTGGCCGATCTCTTTCAATAGGGCATCTGCCGCGCTGAGAGCCTCATTCATCACTTGATCTCCAGGGCCATCTGGCCCATCAGTTCGGGCATGCTGATTTTTTTGACCGCCGCGACCTGGGCGAGGATCTTCAGGGCCTGCTCCTTGCGTCGGTCGCAGTATTTTTTCAACTCGGAACCGGCGCTGGCCAGGTAATAACCGCCGCCCGTGCTGGAAGTTTTGCTGACAATCGGTACGCCTTCGTACCGCAGTTCGGTGATGAGGTTCCTCAGCGGGCGGGTGTCGTTAATTCGGTGATTCCAGGTCCTGTCAAAAACCTTTTCAAACAGCTCGCCCATGCCCACGATATTGGTTGCCCCGACATGCTGCGACATTTCCAGCATCAGCCGGGCCTTGAATTCCCTGTGCTCTTCCGGCGTCATCATGCCTTTTCTCATGGCGGACCTCCTTCAATTAAGCCATTTAACGGCTTCCTCGTATGCTTCCTCGAAGCCGCTTCCCACCGGGCGGTAGAGGGCCATCCGCATCTCGGTCGGCAGTTGCCGGTAGCAGCTCCAGCAGAGCGCCTGCCGGGGTTTCTTGTGCCCGCCGCACTGACAGCCGTTGCTGCGCAGCACCGTCAGGTAAAACCGGATATCGTTCGGATTTTTCCCAGGCTTGCTCATGCGTCCTCGCTCCGTCCCACTTTCAGCAGCGGATACTGCCTGTCGATAGCGTTCTCGATGTATGCCTTCGCCATATAGACCACCTGGTTCCCCAGGGTCCTGAGTTCACATGCGGCCAGGGCCTTGACCTGCGCCATGACCTTCGGGTGGTCGGCAAAAAGCACCGCCAGGGCCTGATCGGTGCCGGTTCCCACTTCTCCCTGGGGGGGGGCTGCGGGTGCATCCGGTTCCGGCCGCTTTTCCGGTGCGGCCACCGCTTCCAGCTCCTTGTGCCGCCTTTTCCAGTTGATGCCGGTGTTCAGCGAGATATTCCACGCCTCAGACGCGGCGGTTAAGCTCAGCTCGAACTTTGCGACCATCTCCATGAACACGGTCGCCCGCGCATCCACGATCTTCCGGCCGCGCAGCTTATAGTTGAACACCGCCTCGCTGCTGACACCCATCTCGCTGAGCCGCTGGTCCACGAATTCCCAGTGTTTGTAATCGGACAGCGGCCGTTTTTTCGTTTCCGGCACGGTGATACCTCCCGTGTTATGACCGGCATGGCCGTGCATCTTGCCGGTCAGGTTGGTCTGATCCGCCCCCAGGGAGCCGGGACCGGCCATGCTCTCTACATACGCAACCCGCTTGCTGCATTGCCTGCATGCCGGGGCATTCTTATCTTTGTCCCTGAGATGACAGGTGAGACATGGGCTGCGCATTGATCGTTCCCCTGGAAAGATTCAGGCGCTGCATCCGGGCCTCCAGCGTTTCCAGCTCGCGGAAGTCCTCCATCGCCTCCTGGAAAAACCGCACCATGACGATAATTGCGAGCACGCCGGTACACGCCAGCAGCAGCGGTCCCAACCACCACCAGCTTACGCTGATGAATTCGATGCAATTCAGAAACAGGGTTTCCATTCTACATTTTCCTCAAGATAGAGTTGATGGCATCCAGCATGGCCTCGGTATATCCCGCGTAAAATTTCAGCGATTCCTTGTCGGCCTTGAGTTCCCGGCCGATCCGGAACGCCATTTCGCGGAGCTTGGCCACATCGTTGTCGACCGCCCGCGTTTTCTTCTGGCGGCGCAGGGCGGGCCACTCGTCGTTGAGCTTTTCGTCCACCGCCAGGTAGACCGGCGCTCTGGTGCAGCCCACGGTGACCATCCCGGCTTTCTCTATAAAGCCTTTCTCCCGCAGGAACTTGGCATACCGCTGCGCCCAGTCCAGCGTACACCCGGCCAGCTCGGAAAGCCGCCTGACCGTAAAGGGCTCGCGGCGCTTGGACCGGATGCGGATCACCCGGACCATGCGGCGCTGGCTGGTGGTGTAGTTCAGGTCCTTCGGCTCACCGACATATTCAAAGGTGGCGGCCGCGACCTTTTTCACACGGCCGGTCCTGGCCAGGTCCCGGCAGGCGTTTGAAATGCGGGGGTAGTCATTCGGGCCATCGAGGCCGAGCTGATCACGGATGGTGACCACCCGGATACCGCCCTCTCCGGCCGCCCGGATGGCTTCCAAAACCCTTGACTGCAGGCTGCCCGCCCTGGGACTCATGCGCTTTTCCTCCCGACCGTACGCAGCTTCCGGATGTTGTGGGCCGGGAACCTGTCAGCCAGGTCCCTTTTTCTGGCCATTTTCTTGAGCAGGGCCTCCACCATCGCCATGCCCACCTGCTTGGTGCTGTTCGTCCTGCAGGCCGTCTCCAGCTCCAGGAGGTAGCCCACCAGAAAGCGCCAGTCGCCCTCGATGAAGGTGCAAAGGGCCTCCGCCGACTCGGGGTCGATCTCCAGGCCGCACCAGTCCTGGGCGACCAGGACACACTCCGGAGGCGACAGCGGCTTGAATTCAACGATACCGGCCGGGAGAATGCGGCTCCAAACCTGGCCGTGCCGCTGAAGTTTCATGCAGATCTCTTCCATCCCCACCAGGATCACCGGCACCCGCGTCTTGTCGTGGATGAACCGCACGACATCGAGGAGCAGGGGCTTTTTCACCAGTCGGTCGGCCTCGTCGATGAACAGCGGCTGCCGGAACCGGGTCAGCTCCTTGCAGAGCTGCTTCATGCGGTCGTCGGTACGGTGCTCCGGCGTGATGCGCATCTCCTCCAGGATGCCGCCGAGCAGCCCCCTGGCCGTCCACAGGGGATCGATCTCAACCCAGTTGATGTTCGATCCCCGTAGAAGTAATCAATCGCCTCCGACTTGCCGAGACCCCACCGGCCATATACAAGCCCCATGCCCGGAAGGCTCGGCTCACGCGATACCAGCGCTTTGACCGCCTTGGTCATTTCGTAGTAGTTGTTGGTGGGGAAGAATTTTTTATCCATTAACCCTCCTCTGGTGCTGGAATTTCATATAATTGAGTTCCGCCTCGAAGATGTGCTGCATGGCGGCGTAGTCCTCGGTATTCTCGTAGTCTGCGCGGAAAGCCGCATCTTCGGGAGAAATCGGCTCGCCCGTGGCCTCCTTGCGCAGGATCATCCGGTAATGCTCCTCGTCATCCAGCGGGATCGCCTCCGGTACCGGCACGTCTTTTATGGCGGTGGGAGCTGCTGTCTGCGCGGCTACCTCGCCCTGGTCGTCGGATGATCCGGTATCGGTGGACAGGGCCAGCAGCGCCTGCTCTTCCGACTCGATGGCCACCGGGGCTCCTGCTTCAACTGTTTCAGGGATTGCCTGTTGAGCCGGTCCTGGTATGCCTGGAGCTTCAATTTGTCGATCATCACCGGGTCGTCCGGCCGCACGAAAGAAGCCCGCTGCAGACGCCGCCCGTTGCAGATGAATTTGCCGTCCACGTACACCCGGACCATTTTGAAATCCGGGTCGTACAGGATCGTGGCCCGGCGGTTGATGATCCGGTTCAGGACCGCCGCGCCGGAAAGGTTGGTCGGCACGTCCAGCTCGAACTCGCGCTTGAGCAGGTTGAAGCCCCAGTTGTGGATCTTGACCTGCTCTTTTTTCAGCAGGGCAAAGGAGAGCAGCTCCGGATTGACCTTTTCGGGGGCACCGAAGGATGTGAACACCTCGTTGGGGCTGCGGTTATTCATGCCGTGGCCAGTGTGCGGCGTCTGGTGGTATTCGCGGGTGACCCACTGGTACCAGCGCTCGCAGAATTCATCGAAGTCCAGGATCTGCCCGCTCTTGATTTCAAAGGTGAGCTTGTCGGGCCGCTGTTCGTGGCCGCTGCCGCACCAGCCGGGCAGCGGGCGTGAAAAACCCTGCACCACGTTGCGGAAGAACCGTTCGACCGGCTTGGCCCAGGGATGGTAGGCCGTCGCGTAACGCTGGTGGATGTTGAGCCGGGCGTAAACACCGCCCACCCGGATGTCGCGGACCTGGTGGACCATCGACCCGCGCTTTTTCACCCAAGCCCGGCTGCCCGGATCGTACTCAAGATCGATATAGAAGGGGTCGATGCCCAGGGCGGCAAAGCGCTCCATGATCGCCGGGTAATCGACCTGGCCAATGCTTATCTTTTCACCGTTCAGGTATTTGGAGCGGTAGTCCTTGCCGTTGTCGATGTAGACGCTCCAGGGCAGCCCGTGCTGCGGGAAAGCGGCATCATCTTTTTCGGATATGGCGTGGGCCAGGGCCAGGGCAATGGTTCGCGAATTGGGGGCAAAAGAGATGCACCAGCCCATCATGCTGCGGCTGGCCATGTCCATCCAGGCGGTGAGCCAGGGGCGGAGAACCTTGCCGCCTGGGGCCTTGACGAACACGTCGAAGATATGGTGGTCGCCGCACCACATGAAATTCGGCCATATCGAGCGGTAATCCCGCAGGATCTTCAGTTTGCAGTCCGCCTCGTAGCGGTGCTTGCCCTTGCGGGACAGCACCTTGACGCTTTCTGCCGTGCGCCGGTCGATGATACGCTTTAAGGTGTCGTATGAGCCGACCTTCCAGCCCTGGATCTCGGCCTCATTGACCGTGAATTTATAGACATCGGAAAGGTTCAGGAACTCCGGAGAGTTGTAAATGCTGTCGGCGTAGGCGATAGCTTCATCCGAAAATGCCCGGCAGGCCCCCAGGTTGTTGCCGTGATCGGGTGTCAGGGCCAGCACCTGGGCCATCACCGCGTCGCGTCCATCGTTCTGGGCGGCCTCAAGGGCGGCGTCGGCGACCTTCATGTACTTATATAAGGTAGGCAGGCTTTTGCCCTGGGACTGGGCATAGCGTTTCAGGGCCTTGGTTTTGCCCTTTTTCGTGCGGGCCTTGATGGAGCGGGCCTTGTTTACCATGCCCAGGCGGGAGCGGGCTTCTTCCCGGCACGATTCCGGACGCTGCTGCCACTCTTGCAGGGCGGCATCGCCGCCGTTGCCGGTAACGGCCGGTTGGCTGTTGAACAGCGTTGGCAATGAATGTTCGGCCTGGTGTCCCATAATCAGCGCCTTGATTTCCTCTGGCAGCTCGTTGACGATAAAGAGCTTCGAGCGGTTTTTACCGTTCTTATAAGGCCAGCCTTCCTTGTCGGCCCTGCGGAAGATGGTGCTTTTCGTCCGGCCCAGGATCTCCGCGATCTCCAGGGCGGTCATTTCGGCCTTCAACGCATGCCTCCCGTTGTGGCCGGGCCGATGGTCTCCTGAAGTTCCCTGAACCTTCTGGCGGTGTTCTCCAGGAAGTTGTCCGGTTTTCTGGCTGGCGCGTGTGAAATCTTGCGCCGGGCCGCCCGGATCGCCTTCGGCTTCTTTTTCCATATGCGTCGTCTTTCCATGATCACACCTTTTAAATAGGCTTTATGACCACTTTCGGGTTGCAGTGGCCGCCAGGCCGGTTGCAGCTTCCTTCACCATCCGGGATACGGTTGCGGGGAAACTTCGGCCAGTCCGTGGACCAGAGGTCGCATGACCGGCAGTCGCCGGACACATCGGGCACGCCGTGCGATTGTTTCTGCTTTCTGGTCGGTTTTCTGCGTCCGGCTCGTTTACCCACTGTTAAAACTCCAGCTCGTTTTCGAGTTTCCGCAATTCACGCAGCGCCTGGCGTTTCTGAAGATTCGCCCTGGCCCACTTGAGCAGCCGCTGCTCCTCCTCCCCGATCACCTTGAATCCCAACGGCCGCACCAGGACATCCAGCGGGCTGTGGGTGCCCACCGCCGCGCAGAAAACCGGCAGGGCCTTTATACTGATGGTGTGGGAGGATTCGTTCGGGTTGAGGATCTTGTCCAGGGTGGCGCGGGTAAGCTGGCGGCCGTTTCCTTTGACCAGGGTGATGCCGTACTTGGCCGCCAGGGCGTTCATGCGGTCGACAATCTCATCCCGGCTCATCAGGCAGTCTTTTGCCGCCTGGTTCATGGCCTCGTGCAGTTCGCGGTCGACATTCAGGGTGTGCTGGTCGAAAAGTGATATGCGGTTCTCTAAAAAACTCCAGTAGTGCCGATCTGTGACCGTATCTGTCACAGACGGCGGTTATAATGGCCTCATAACCTTAAAAAGGAGGCCGCTATGACAACATT